GAAGCACTAATTTTCTTATCAATAAGCTGTGCTAAGCGAACGAGTCTCTGACGATCTTTCTCCTTTTTCTCTGGGCGAAGTCTGAGTTTCTGCATGAGATAGATATCCTCAATGAGAAACTCTTTACTCGCAACTAATAGACGTTTATTGTTGATGAGTTTCCCTGTGACGACATCCCGATAAGTGATACCTCGTTTTTTTGTGAGTGCAACTTCATATCCAAATTCATTTGGTCGCATGAAAGGAATATCTAGGATGCCACCAATGTTCGCATTCTCAATTTTCCCAGTTTTGGGAAAAAAGTGACGAATGTTCAGATCAAGTGCGAACAACTCTACATCAATGAAAACGTCACTTTTACTTGGTTTGTTTCCATTCCCTATTTTCTTCTTTTTTATGATCGTGTATCGTCTCATGACATATGAACCACTTGTCTTGAAACCGATACCAAGAAACTTGCATAATTTTGAGTGTTTCTTCTGCATTAACATAATTCTCTTCTTGATGGCTAAATTAAGTCGCTTGGCGATTTCACCTAACTTGTTCCACAGTCGGAGTTTTATCGCTTGAAGCTTACCGAAATACTTTTCATTCATGGGTATCCGAGGGACAAATTTAGCATCAATATCACTTGTCACGATACGTTGATCCAGTTCGACATATAGATTGAATGCTTCACCTCCACTCACGATCAGGTCACCAGCGGAGTTTAGAAACTGTGTGAGTTCACCTAATGTATTTAGAATGATATCACGGATAGAATCCGTCACAAATACATACACAATCTTTTCGAATGTTTTATCAGGGTAAATACTTTTTACGCGACTGCGGAATTTACCAAGGTCTCTGGGTAAGTTCCGTTCATAATATTTCTTCAATTTTTCATCATTGAATAGAAGATTTTCGTTTACGAATTTTTCGATCGTCGACTTCGAATAAATATGATCATCCATTAATATATCATGATATATTAATATGGTATGCCGAGAAATATTCGGCGATTGTCGATGCTATGCATACAAGGGGGAGAATGAACAATTTTGTGCAAAGAGGTGGGGGGTTAATATACTCCCATGTTCATCTGATTGTTGTGTAGGTGGGTGTCCTGATGATGGATCGCGACAACCTTATCGGTTCATAGACCGTCCGGGAATATCATTCGTCAACTTAGATAAACGTGCACTCTTTTTTATATGGTTGATTATTACATTAGTAACTATATACTTCTTCACTGACTTAAAGATTACCAGGGTAAGAAAGATATAATGTCTCTCGAAACCATTCAAACTGAAATCGCCGCCCTTCGCAATGATATCAAGAACCTCTCCAAGCTCGTTCGCAAAGTGAAGAGCACACAGGATGACCCAGATGGTGAGAAGGCTAAGGCTCGCGCCGCCAACAACGGTTTCAACCGTAAGCAGGATGTGACGCCTAAGTTGCGTGAATTCCTAGGACTTCCAGCTGATGAGCTTATCTCTCGATCGGAAGTGACTAAGTTTATCACCAAATACATCGCTGAACAAGGTCTCAAACACCCCGAGAACGGTCGTCAAATTATTCTCGACGACAAGCTCCGCGAGCTCCTCGAACCCCCTGCGGATACTCAAATTACCTACCTGAACATCCAGAAGTTTCTCTCACCTCATTACATTAAGAAGGAGGCTTAAAAAATAAACACATACTATACATAACAATATGGTGACCCTCGTTGATAAGGTGAGGGTTGAACAACTTGTTGGTACAAAGATCAAAAATCTTGATTTGTACCAAAAGGCATTTACACATAAATCTGCTCTCAAAGAGTATGACCAGTTTACTGAATCTTTCGAGACTCTAGAATTTATTGGAGATTCGGTTTTAGGTTTTGTGATTACTAAATTTTTATTTGATCGCTATGAAAGTCGTCAAGAAGGTTTCCTCACGAAAGCTCGTACCAAGCTCGTCCGTGGTGAAACATTGGCTAAAATTGCGAGTGTACTCAACCTCAACGATATCGTCATTATGGATGAAAAGGGAATGCGTAATGGATGGAATAATAATCCTAAAATTTTGGAAGATGTTTTTGAGGCCCTCATCGGTGCCATCTACATGGATATTGGTCTCATTCACGCCAAAGAGTTTATCCTCAGGATTTTTCAAGACCCGAAATATGTTGATATGAATTCCATCATGGTGGATGATAACTTCAAGGATCACTTAATGCGACACTGTCAAGTGCAGAATTGGCCCCTACCGGAATATCGCGTCGCTGCACATCATGAAGGTCTCTTTTACATCGATATCTACATCAATGATGGTTTTGTTGCTAGGGGTGTAGCTAAAAGTAAGAAACAGGCTGAACAAAACGCTGCGCAGACATATTTTCAGGTAAAAGAAGAACTTAAAAACTACAACTTTAATTAATGTAAGATGCATCCCAACGTCAAGGCGTTGCTCGAGAGGGAGTATGCCGCACAGAAATCAGAAGAATGGCTCGCCCTCCGTGGTAAAATGTTGACTGCTTCAGATGCGGCCACAGCCATAGGTGTAAATAAATACGAAACACCCGCTGAACTTTTACTGAAGAAATGTGGTCTCGGTGAAAAATTCATGGGCAATGCAGCTACGAGACATGGTGAGAAGTATGAAGATGAGGCTCGTATACTCTACGAAGAGAGACATGGGGAAGTTGTACATGAATTGGGGTTATGTCCACACCCGATTCATACATGGTTAGGTGGGAGCCCTGATGGTGTTTCCGAATCTGGTAAGCTTGTAGAGATTAAATGTCCCCCGATGCGACAGATTGTACCTGGGGAAGTCCCCATTCATTATATGCCTCAGCTTCAGTTGTGTATGGAAATTTTAGACCTAGAAGAAGCAGATTTTATTCAATATAAACCAGCTGAGACCAATTGGCCTCGCCCCGAAGAATTTGATGTCGTCAACGTTAAGAGAGACCCCGAATGGTGGAAAACCAATTACCCGATCATGAAGGAATTTTGGGATAAAGTACTCTATTTCCGGGAACATATTGATGAACTCCCACCACCTAAGTTGAAAAAGACAAGAAAGAAAAAAGAACCTGAGCCAATTGTCTGTGAAGTACAACTACTAGCTGACGAGGATCATTATCATGACGATTGAAGATCAGTACAACTTGGCTAAGAACACCCTTAACGGTCGTCTCTTTTCCCCGTATCAACGGGAAGGTGTACTATGGATGCTCACTATGGAAAATCAAACTTCGGGACCCAAGGGTGGGTTCCTATGTGACGAAATGGGTCTGGGTAAGACCGTGCAGCTCGTTTCCACTATGCTTGGAAACCCAAAGCCCCGCACACTAATCATCGTACCCAAATCTATTATCACCCAGTGGGTTGAAGAGATTAACCGCTTTGCTCCCAGCATAACAATCAATGTATTTGACGGACCGGGTCGAAAAATAGACACCGTATCTGATGTGACTATCGCACCTTACACAATCCTTTCGGTTGAAACCAAAACACCACTTCACATGACTACATGGGACCGTGTTATACTTGACGAAGCCCATGAGATTCGAAACAAAAAGTCAAAACTTTTCAAGAGTGTGTGTCGTCTTCATACACAGATCAAATGGATAGTCACTGGTACACCAGTGTTTAACTCTATGGAAGATTTCGTGTCACTGTGTACTTTTCTAGGTCTCTCAAAGGTGGTTGTGCAGGGTATGACTAATAAGATCAAGGACATCTATATTCTGAGACGCACCAAAGAAGATCTCGCTCAAATTAGTGATCGTCTTCGTCTTCCACCCTGCTATTTTGAGAATGTGGAACTAGAGATGTACCCGGATGAGAAGCAGTTGTACGAGATTGTGTTTCTCGAGGCACAGGAGACTATCAGAGATGCGTTTAGGCATGCACAAAGTCTGAATGCTAAGAATATGGTCATTTTAGAGTGCCTCCTAAGGGCGCGTCAATGTATGATATGGCCTCAAATGTATCTCGACGGAATCGCTAGGCAAAGTAAGACACAACCAGAACAGTGGGTGGGACGATCAAAAAAGATGGAGACCCTATTTGAGATGATTATGGGACATCCAGATGAAAAGACTTTGATCTTTTGTCAGTTCAGGGGTGAAATGAACCATATTCAGAAGAATCTCACACGACCTGTATACCGTATAGATGGGTCAGTTCCTAAGGATGAACGTGTCAGGCAAATTTCAGAATTTAAGAAGGCTGCCCCGGGTGCGATTTTCATCATTCAGATCAAAAGTGGTGGTCAAGGTCTTAACCTCCAAGAGGCGACGCGTGTGTACATTACAGCACCCTCATGGAACCCGGCAACAGAACTCCAGGCTATTGGTCGCAGTCATAGAACTGGACAAACCTGTCCAGTGTATATCAAGAAACTTGTATATGAGGAATGTCCGCGTTTTGTGAGTGTGGAACAGGAAATGATGGCTCTCCAAGGTCATAAATCGATCGTATGTTCGAAAGTACTCAATGATGAACGAATCGAAAAACAGATCCCAGTCAACAGGACAACGGATAAAATATCAATTCTCGACATCAGGAAAATTTTCAAAGCGTAATATAAAAGATGATTGGTTCCCGCGCTGAAGTTTTCCACGGTAACGCTGATAACACCTCCGGTGGTCTCGCCAAGAAGGATCTCATGATGAAGGATGGTCGCATTGTGTCCAAGGCGGCGAGCAAGGCTGCTAAGAAGTCCCTCAAAAAGAACCCCAAGTTCGCTGCGTTCATCGAGATCGCGAAGGAAAAGGCTGAGAAGAAGGATTCCTTCTGTCTGGTCCCCAAGAAGGGTAGCAAGACTTACAAAAAAATCATAAAGGATAGTAAGTAAACATGTCTCTCACAAAATGGAGAGATTCTGTGACGGTAGCGAAAATTAAACTTGGTATGGACCCAAAGAAGTTTACCAGGGTTCAGGGTAAACTGCTAAAGGAGGCGCAGGCTATTTATAGTATTTTACTTTTGAATAAATCTAAATCTTAAATTGAAATCCCTTGAGATTTTGGGGCTCATACACGATGAGTTGGTGAAGTTTCCAAGTACACCCAAACTTTCTGTTCAAGAAATACACACTGCCGAGTTCGACGATGGCGTGCCCCGAATTTCTTGCATAGAGACCATTTTTAACTTCATCCTTGATAGGATTCTTATCCGCATCAAATACATTCACCTTAATCTGATCTTGCATCGTAGTATCAACTTTGACCCTAAATTTTGGTTCACGATCAGTAGATTCCTTCATATTGGAATTGAACATGGGTGTGAGTTCTTCCTTCGTCATCACACTTCCAAAAATCACTTCACTTTGTTTTACAACGGCGTCAATAATAGTACTCTCAATCGCTTTTAGAGATTCGTAAAATTTTTTCATATAACTTTCCTCCTCATCATACCCTTTTACAGCGAAATCGATGTTATATTTTGTTGGACCAACTTCAGGTGTAAATCCGGAGACACCAAAAGGCATGTACATACGGGGAAATTGTACACGGAGGGGTGTTCCTTGTTTAGTAGAAAGTACAATTTTACGATTTGTGTACTCATTGATTTGCAGGTTTTCGAGAGCGTTGTCCATGTCTTTCTATTAATCTATAGTCTCAAAACTTTAAGCCGAACATGCTACGCAATCAGGCTCTAAGCTAAACTGAATGGGACGCGCTTTCGCTTTTGAACGAAGGTAATACATCCCAGTCTTGAGACCCGCTTTCCATGCATACATGTGCATCGATGACAGTTTGGACATTGTGGGACTTTCCATAAAAAGGTTCATGGATTGGGATTGATCAATGAAACGACCACGATCCGCAGCCATATCTATGATACATTTCTGACTGATTTCCCATACAGTCTTGTATAATTTCTTGATATCATCTGGAATATCTACGATGGTTTGGATGGAACCACCAGCTTTCACCATAAGGTCCTTCATTTCTTTGGACCAGAGACCAACCTTCTTGAGATCATCGACGAGGTGCTTATTCACGACCACAAACTCACCAGCGAGGGTACGTCTCAGATAGATATTCGTTGTATATGGTTCGAAACATTCATTATTCCCCAATATTTGAGCGGTAGAAGCCGTAGGCATTGGGGCCATGAGAAGACTGTTCCTAAGTCCCTTTGTCTTCACGCGGGTACGCATCGCGTCCCAATCGTAACGTCCACTGAATTTGGTTTCACCTTCCCACATATCAGGTTGGAGGATACCTTGGGATGCAGGGGAACCCTCGAAACTTTCATAGGAACCCTCAACTTCAGCAAGTTCTGAACTCGCTTCCATGGAAGCGTGATACATCGTCTCAAATATATGTGCGTTCATGATGCGTGATTCTTCACAATCGAATGGGAGTCCACAAAGAATAAATACGTCCGCGAGACCCTGAACACCCAAACCGATCGGGCGATGTCGCATGTTAGAACGCTTAGCAGTCTCCACGGGATAAAAGTTCCGATCGATAACACGGTTCAGGTTCTTTGTGACCGTTTTCGTCACTTCATGGAGCTTCTCATAATCAAATGACTTCGTCTCCCTGTTCACATACTTCGGAAGAGCGATGGATGCCAGGTTACATACAGCTGTTTCATCTTTGTTTGTATGTTCTATAATCTCTGTACACAGGTTGGAACTCTTAATGACGCCCAAATTCTTCTGGTTACTCTTCGAGTTACATGCATCTTTGTAAAGCATGTATGGTGTCCCAGTCTCCGTTTGAGACTTGAGAATTGCTTTCCATACTTCAGCGGCTGGGACAGTCGAATGGGCGAGTCCCTCCTCTTCGTATTTTGTGTACAATTCGTCAAACTCCTTCCCATAACAATCGGAGAGACCCTTCGCCGTGTCTGGACAGAAGAGTGACCAATTACCCCCCTCTTCAACCCGCTTCATGAAGAGATCTGGAATCCACATGGCAGAGAAGAGGTCACGACAACGAGCTTCCTCGTCACCTTGATTGAGACGAAGTTCCAGGAAGTCCATAATGTCGGCGTGCCACGGTTCCACATACACTGCGATCGAACCCTTGCGACGACCAGCCTGGTTCACGTATCGTGCCGTGGCGTTGAACACCCTAAGCATCGGGATGATACCGTCTGATTGACCATTGGTCCCCCGAATACGAGACTTATTCGCCCGGATATCATGGATATGCATCCCGATACCTCCAGCCCATTTACTAATTTGTGCACATTCCGTTAGGGTTCCATAGATACCATCGATGGAGTCTCCCTTGTTCGCGATGAGAAAGCAGGAAGACATTTGAGGTCGAGGTGTACCAGCGTTAAATAGAGTTGGTGTAGCATGGATGAATAAACCACGAGACATCTTATCATATGTGTCGAGTACAGAGGGAATATCCTTTCCATGAATACCAATGGAGACGCGCATGAACATATACTGTGGTGTCTCGATCAACTTCCCTTCGACGCGTTGAAGATACCCTTTCTCGAGAGTCTTGATACCAAAGTACCCAAAATCGAAGTCTCGGTCACTCTTGATATCATCCTTGACCTGTTGGGCAACTTCAACAACTTCGTCTGTGACGACACCAGCCTTCTGAAGTTTCTTCATGGCGAGATGGAAATTATTGGGACACACTTTATGGATGTTACTTGCGATAATACGGGTGGCGAGAACCTCATAATCTGGTTCGGAGGTGATCATACCAACACATATTTCAGCGGAGAGGGTATCGATCTCCTGTGCGGTAATGTTATCGTACATAGAAGAAAATACCTGTTGTGCAACCTTAGAAGAGTCACATTTTTCAGAGAGTCCATACGTTAAATTCTTGATCCTATTGGTGACATTGTCAAATTTCATATCCTCAATACGACCTGAGCGTTTAATGACCCTCATATATCTAAAGTTCTACTTTTATTTTTAACTTACTTCTTACATTCGAGATCCGCACTCCTCACGGACACGGTTCCAAAGGTCTCAAACTTTCGGTTAGGTTGGAGAAGATAGGTGTTCACGAAAAAATCACCATTCTCACCGGCTTTGGCAACAGGGGGGTAAGAACCAACGAAGCAGGCTGGGGCTTTGCATGGAATTTCCTCGAAGGTTGGGGGCTTGTTGGCATACACTTCATTAAAGTCAGCAAAGTTCACCATTTACTATTCACACACAATTTTTTTCGGCGACTATATTAAATGTGTGATAACCTCCACCTTGATTCCATTCAACAGTGTGAGACCCCATTGAACACCCTCTTCTTTTCAGAATTTAACAAAAATTTAATTCAACGTGGCATTCGACAAACATTCAAGAATAAGAGTGGGATCGCGATCGATTACCAAAACCCCGACGATCTCTATGGTATCATGCGAATGGTATTCATCAACACCGCTGGTGATCATCACACCCAAGTGAATGAACAAGTTAAATTCATAAACACCCGAGTTATCGAGACCGCTCTATCTCAAATCCAGACTGGTGTATCCCAGTACATTGCGTATGCGAAAGAGATCGATACCATTAGTGTTCCACTTGATCAACCTATAAATACGAGTACGACGGGAAAGAAGATTGGCTTCAATGACAAGATCGGTATTAATTAAAGATTATGAACCAGGTATACATAAGTGATGAGTCTTAATTATTATAAGACAGAAACTGAAAAGGTGTGTAGATCGAAAGGTTGGGATCGAGCTGCTGTAGATACTGTATGGCTTCTCCTGACTGAAGAATTTGGTGAACTCGCATCGGCAATCAGGCAGTACAAGAAAACATTCAAGAAGACAAACCTCAAGAAGGAGCGGGGTACTGATGTCATGATGGAAATGGGTGATGTTTTTAGTTATCTCTTCCAACTGGCGCATATGTTAAATGTTGATCTAGATAAAATGTGGGAGGAACATCGGTATAAAATGAAGAGTAAAAATTATAATCTGAACTAGTAATAACAACGATGAGTGTGTATATGCTCAACGATGAAGATGCTATCAACGATGTGAACCCATTTGTCACACACGACTTCTCCCTTCCTGGGGGTGTGCGACAGACGAGTAATTCTATGGATTTTGTTGAAGTGAAACCTTCTATGAATGTTCCTCTCGCAGAAAAGAGTGTATTTTGTAAGACGGGTCTGTGTAAGGAAGAGACCAAACCATGTCTTATTGAGAAGGATGTTCATCCACGACGGAATATAGATTACGGTTTCACACGGGATAAACCTGCTAGGATCGGTGTATCCAATAAAAGCATACCCTATTTATGGATTTTTCTGGTTGCTATTCTTATTGTTCTCGCTCTATTGTATTTAAGACGCTGAGAAAGTATTCAAGACGAGACTTTTTTATACACATCTGGATAGCATGTTGAATGTATTTTTTACATATCTTTTTCGCAAGCTCCATCTGCCAAGTACTCTCCATATTTATGCGGGGTGGTTGGAATGTTGGATCAATAATTTTAATAGCATGTACAAGACGAATGTATACTCGATCAGGCTGTTCATATAAAAGAATATTTTCAAGTGTGAGCTCAGTCATACGCTGACGAACCTCGATAGTTTTACGGACCATCACATCAAGGAATTTTTCATAAGGAATTGAACGTTTTTTAGACTCGAGTGTTATCCAGTCCGCTAGGGGTTCAGTATTGATGTAATCAGTATAGGTTTCATACCCTTTACCGTGCACGTAACGATCATAACTGAACTCAACGTATGAGATATCAGATTCAACGTCATGTACGTGTTTCGCAAATTTGATAAATGAAGTCATCTAATCATGCGACGTTTGTTTTCTTTAAACACCTAAGTGCAACATTTGTTATATATAAAAGCATGTATTCTTCAATCGCCAATAATAGCTTTTCGTATCTCCTAACACTCGATGATATGCGAAAAGCTTTACCCGATGAGACTAGACCTTCGTGGATCAAGATTACGACGATCACAATGGTTTCAAGCTTTATCCAGACAGTTGATATTAAAAAACTCCGCGAAACATTTGAACGAATTGGATCTTATAAGATGCGACGCGAGGGAACAAACACTGATGGGTTTGAATGGAAATTGAAACCCACCACTTTTTACAATCAGGTGACCCTAACGTACCACGATACATACAGCACTAAATCTGTAAAAGTGTTCCCCAATGGAAGTATCCAAGTTGCTGGGTGCTGTGATCTCTTCGACTGTAAACGTGTCATTACACAACTTGCCTATATCTTCAAGTTTTTCTTGGGTATGGATATCAAAATTTCAAATGATACATTTCGTGTAGTGATGATCAATTCTAATTTTAGTCTAAACTATAACGTTAACCTCATCAAAGTTGCAGACTGGTTTGAAGAGTATGATGATATATTCAAAGTCTCCTTTGAACCGGATCGATACTCAGCAGTCAAAATAAAGTTTAAACCGTCACATGATATGAAGGAGATTACATGTAGTATATTCAGTACAGGTAAGATCATCATCACAGGGGCAGAAACTCTGAAAGAGATTGCCTTTGCATACAATATCATTAATCAGCATATAAATGAGAATCCTGGTATCAGGGTGTCTCGAACACAGGAAACGGATGTTTTTGATATTTATTTGGGGTATAAATGCGATCCTTTTATCAAAAAGCTCAGGGAGGGGGGTTTTGAGTCGTGGATGAAAACGATTACGAATAGACAAATTAATTTCTAGTTTTATAATAACAATATGTCTCAGCGACTTGGTATGGCCGATGGTCGATGCTTCACCGTTAACACATCCACCCAACTGTTCAACAACTACGTCATGAAGAAGAATGGTATCTCTTTCGAAGACAATTATTCATACAGACAGCTTCTCCAGAAACAAGGTCCCGCCCTTCTCTCAAGTGTACAGGCGGAACAGGGTAAAGATAACTGCAACACCTGTGATAAACCCCTCGTGAACGCTTCCGATATCTATTAAATGAGCGAAATCACGAGAAAAACTTTAGAACCTTCCTATAGAATGTCGATATGTGCTATATGCCTCAGTGAGGTCAGGTCAACACGGAATAATACTCCGACCAGGTGTGGACATATATTTCATTCCCACTGTCTACAGGAATGGAAAAATAAAGGTAAGAATACATGCCCTACATGTAGAAAAGTACTCGATGGATCTCAATTTAAGGTCACCGTGACGATTCAGAACAATTACACAGCAGCTGCAAACTCTGTGTACTTGAATGATGAATCTGTTTTAAGTGTGATGGATATGCTCGATATAACCTTCGATGTAGAAGAAACCGTAGACCTTGACAGTCTTTTTTCAGACCTTGGGGTGAGTCTTTCCGACTTTGATCCCTCGGTTCTTCACGCAGAATGAACTACAATATTTCTCATAGTTTAGACCTGGGTAGTTCCTAGAAGCCTTACGAGGATCTATGATCGCTTTACCTTTCGCATCAGTCAGAAGTGGTCCAGTCGCCCACCCACGCTTGTGACTGAATACGTTCGCCTTGAATATGATACGTGTACCAACTTTAAATGGTCCAGCCCTCTTTATCCTTGAGTCGGGAATTTTGAAAAACTTCGCGACTGAAGCGATGGTGTCTCCAACTTTGATTCGATACTCAACAACATTGTGTTGTTTGTAAAAATGAAAATCACCTTGACGGATATAGTTTGTGGGTCTTCCAGGAGACACAAACATCATCACCTTGAAGTACCCCTTCTTACATTTTTCATTTGCACCAACTTTGTACACCTTCTTGGGGTTGTCTGATACGACACGGTTTGGAAGAGTGGTGCAATGTGTATAGTTGTGATACCCATTTGACATACCGGAACGATCACCCGGAATAGACTTTTGCCATCTATAAGCCTCATAGTCACCTACGGCATAGGCATAACAATTATTGTTACCGATACCAGTAGACGACCCCCACCGTCTATTGGTAAATCGATTTTCGGAACCACTCACAGGTAGACCTTTCATTTGTAATTGGAATAGAAAAAAAATATTGACATCTAATAAATGATCCAGGAAGTTTCAAAGGCTCGCACTAAGTCTGATATGCTCACCGAGTTTCTCTTGTTTGCACTCACCATCCTCATCAGCACTTTCCTTCTCCGCCTCGTGTGGAACCGTGCTCTTGTGAAGCATATCACCGTGCTCAAACCCATCACCACCATGCTTGATGCGTTCATACTTTCCATCGGTCTCACCGTCGTCCGAGGTATTTAAACCTCTTTGTATCCAACAGTTTTTTCCCCATCAGGACTGACGAGGGTGGGGAAGGCCTTCATACCCTTACACTCCTCTTTGTCGCAATCGACAAAGGTGTGAGCCTTGTTAGCTTTTTTCATATGTTCAAGTTGCTTACGAGTCCAGCCACACCCCATGGTCCCGTAAACAGTCCAACCCTTTTCCTCCCCGACTGGGGGGGCGGCCTTCTTGGCCTGACCAGTTTTCGTCAGAATGATTATGTTGATAATCGCGAGAATAATGAAAGCGAGCATTGTTTATAGTGTATAATAATATTATTTTCGGCGAATAATCGGTTTTTGTTTTGCTTTCATTATAGTCACTGCACGACTTAACGCCGCTTTCTGATTCACCGGAGACTTCTTATTGGGAACACCGATGATCGTGGGTTTTTGGAGTTTGGTCTTAGAGGTAATATTTTTGAGAACCTTATTAAGCTTACTTACTTTCTTTTCACCGGTGAAGAATGAGTGATTCAAAACCGTTTTGAATCCTGGAATATCTCCTTTACCCTCATCTATACCAATACGACGTAGAATAGTTTGTTTTTTCATTACCATAACACCTAGATACTTTGTAGGGATGAGAGATTTGATAAATTCGTGTATCTTGCGCTCATTCTCATTTTTAGGTCTAATCACTTTAATCCAAACAGTATTCAGGAAGGTGTGTAAATCATATTGGGGGTGGGATTTCTTTGATATTCCCACATATTCGTATCCACCATTTGAAATAACGGGATTAGTTATCCTAGGAAAAACTGACAGTCCAAAATCAATCATAACAGCTTCCACACCACCATTTGAGACCTTGTATGATTGATTTTCCCCCAAACGTATCACAATTTCCTTGGTCGGCACGGGGCGTACGAGAATGTTACCACCATGAAGATCATGATGTCTGAATCCGGGGAATTCCTGTTTAATTCTATATAAATTATACAAAACTTGGAGCATGACAGATTTTATCTCCTCCATTCCTGGGTTGGTTTTCCACCATATATCGAATTCCTTAGCTTTGATATGTTCTAGGTAAAGAATGTCCATACTTTCACATTTCTTATACATATATTGATCAGGAACGCCATACCCCTTCAATTGTTTTGCAACCTTGTATTCAAACGCACCTGACCCCACTGTATTCTTACTTGTATCTATCTCTTTGTAGGCAACATAACGACGACCATTGTCGTTGATACTCCCTCTATATACTTTACTGTATTGTCCTTGTCCCAACATTCTACCTTTGGCGGGTTTCATCTTTCCATATGGCCAAAATGGAACCTTTAAAAAATTACCTGGAGTACACGCCTTCTTACCTCGTAATATTTTTTTGAGATTACTCTCAAGGTTTGTCATACTTACTTATTCGTAAGAAGATTTTTCTTCTTACCAATGAGGATTTTAAGTTTTATTGTGTGATATATTTATTCATCGACTTCTTCATCTTCCTCGTCTTCAACATCGACATCGGTAGGAAGATCAACACCCTGGAAGGCGAATGATGGGAGTTTGGCGGACTGTTCAACAAGGGCCTGTTGAAGGCGGATAGTCACACCGAACTTGTTATCGATGAACCAGATTTGATTAAGATCAACGATAGCCATACATTTTTGACCCTTTTCAATGCTGTCGACAGAGACAGATTGTTTCTGCATGGAGTATGCTTCAGGAACAAATGTACCATCTGGTTTGGTGAGAATCTTGAGTTTAATAGTGGCTGGGTACTGCTCTTTACCAGGGCGAATCATGGGTTTGTAGAGTGCTTCTTTCAGGACAGCGACGTTAAACTCTTTACCGAGCCACTCCTTGGAGTTCTTGGCGACAGTATCTACGATTATATCATCGAGTTCTTTGAGTTTGTCGTGCAGTTCCATCGCTTCGGTGTTATCGGGATCAAATGAAAGATCTAACGAATACGAGGTGCGCCCTGTACCTTCGTCAGTAAAAGCACTCAGGCCATATGGTGATCGCATAAAAGGAAATTGAACGTAAATTTTTTTGTTGTCGCCGCTATTCAGGTAGACGGCTTTACCGCCATTTTTGTTTTTACGAAATTTTGAAAATTGCACAGAGGCAGAGGAGAATTCAGTAGAGCGTTGGATAGTGAGCGACATTGTTGGTTGGTTATATATACATTATGAGGCTTGACTTTAAGTATTTTTTTTTGTTGACATATGTTAAAAGTAATTATGGGTGTTTTTAAAGATTGTGGATGTGGCTGCAACGGTGAGAAACAACAGGAAAAGTTTATCATTTCCGTTATTTCAGGTCTTACATTTTTCATTGTCGCGAACCCCGAAACGTTCCGTCTCGTCCGGCGGGTATTAGGCCCCGCAATTGCGACACCAACAGGGTGTCCCTCTACACTCGGACTTCTCGTACACACTGTTGTCTTTATACTCATCGTGTGGGGTATGATGAACCTACAAAACAAGAAGAAGTCCTCTAAAAAGGGGTGTGGTTGCGGTGATAAAAAAAAGGATACGGGTTGTGGTTGTGGTGATAAAAAAAGGGAAAAGGGTAAGAAGGTTGTGATACAACCCCCAGGTCCTATGGTTGACGCACCCGATGCGAAACCTGGTTTCGCCGAACCACAGATAGAGTTAGAGAATACTGGACGTACCCTCGAACCCATGTCTGTATCTTCCGATGGCAACCTGTTTTAATTAAATATTTATTCAATCAATCACTCTTAAAATGTATGTACATATTTTAAGATTGAAATTGTGAGTTATTTACTGAATTATGCATCAACCTCATCCATGTACACCCATGCGGGAGTGACGGCACTAAAATCGTATACCGCCACCTTTTTTTCCGTATTAGTCATTGGGGTCACAGCAGTAACATTGGTACCATCCGCACCTAACAACTTCACAGTCGCATTTTTGAGACTATCATCGCCAATCATCACAGCTGTACCGACCTCACCTGCGGGAACTTGTCGTGGATACTCTGCCGTATCCTTAAATATTTTGATAGAACCAATTTGTTGTAATGAACCGAGATCAATTTGTATATACGGAGATTCAGCACTCGTGCCTGTAACAGTGCCAACATCGTCTTGAATATAAAAAGTATCTACGAGATTATCGAGATTCACCGCATCCGGAGCACCCGTAACGTCTTTCCCACTTGATATGATCGCACCATTTTGATTATACACTTCAATTTCAAGCAGTCTAATTGCTTCTCCGTATGGTCGTTCAATTCGAACATGTTGCGCCATAGGAAGCTTCTTTGCACACGCTGTACCATTTACATCATATCCTTCATTACACGAAGATAAAACACAAGTACCACTGGTATTATACGCGTAAGTTCCTCGAGAATCCATATCATCTGCTGTGCATTCATCACCCGTAGTATCTTCGATGCAGACACCACCAACTTTTTTGTAACCACTTTTACATGTAAATACACATTCCTTGTCTGCATTTAGAGTGTATGTTGCATTGGAATCAGCGGTACCTTCAGGTTCACATACATCGCCTTCCTGTGTAAAAAATTGTTCTAAATATCCCATTTGATATAAGATCATAAAACCAATTCCCAACATGAGTATGATAATAAATATAAGTAGGGCTGGTCTCTGCATTATTTATACTGTACGATGATATTTTTTTTAGAATTCTTCATCGAAACCGATATCATCTGATACATCATCCATTTTCCCATAGTCACCCACCCTTTTTTCAAAAAAGTTTGTCTTCCCATCGAGACTAATATTTTCCATGAAGTCGAAAGGATTTTTTGAGTTCCAAATTGGGGGTTGCCCAATCTGTTTTAAGAGACGATCGGAGACATACTCAATATATTCGGACATCTTATCGGAGTTCATACCGATGAGGTTACATGGGAGAGCGTCTAAGATGAAATTCTTCTCAATCTCGACAGCCTCTTTTATGATGGTATGAAGTGTCTCCGTCGACGGTTTATTGCGGAGTTGTTTGAAGAGTTCGACTGCAAACTCTTGGTGAAGCCCTTCATCCCGTGAGATGAGCTCATTACTAAAACAGAGACCGGGCATGAGTCCTCTTTTCTTTAGCCAGTAAATGGCACAAAAACTTCCAGAAAAGAAGATGCCTTCGACACAAGCGAAAGCGAAGAGACGTTCGGCAAAAGTCTTGGATTTGGCATCGAACCATTTAAGGGCCCAATTGGCCTTCTTTTCGATACAGGGTACAGTTTGAATAGCCTCGAAAAGTTGTTTTTTTTCACTAGGATCTTTGATATATTTATCAATAAGTTTAGAATATGTCTCACCATGAACCATCTCATTATGGCACTGATAGGCATAGAATGAGCGAGCTTCAGATATTTGCACCTCATCAGCAAAGTTGTTGTTAATATTTTCAAAAACAATTCCATCGGATCCGGCAAAAAACGCCAGGATATACTTGATAAACTTCTGTTCATTATCATTGAGTGTTTTCCAGTCGTCCAGGTCCTTAGAGAGATCTATCTCTTCAGCAGTCCAATTGGACATTTGAGCCTTCTTATAGAGTTCCCAGAGGTCTGGATACTTCAGGGGGAAGACGGTAAATCTGTTTAGGGTAGGGGCGAGAATTGGTTCGTAGTCATTTTCCATATAGTCTTGAAAATCAAAGTATGTTCCGATATGATTTCCGTCAATAAATATTTGAGGGTAGGCTGTTACAGTGTCACCACACAACTTCTTGAGTTCTTCTTTGTCCACTATAATTTTTTCATAATCCAGGCTCTCCTCCTGACTTAATGTAACCGCGTGGTCGCAATATTGACATCCTTCCTTCGAATAAATAATAACTTTCATCTGTGATATTATCCCTGAATATTTTTTGTCTAAAAACTATAAGCATGATTGTGCCATCTGAAATAAATCAGGACGACATTGTAAAAGTGTTAGTAAACGAAGACGGTTTGGAAGATGAGATGTATGGGATTGTTGGTATGAATACTGGTAATACTCTCGGCCTGAGATATCTTAATCCCACTGAACTTATTTATAAATCTGCATGTGTCTATAAAATAGACAGTGGAGACTTATCTCCCACACCTTACGAAAGTGTGACGGAACACCACCCAAGTGGGACATCTTTTAAGGATCTTGAGATGAAAGATTTGGGTGCTGACATGTTTGCTTATTATAGCGAAATCGATATCGAGGATAATGACAGTGATATTTATGATGACGGTCATGATGATGAGTCTGATTTGGAGGGTTTCGTTGTATCTGATAGTGAAATAGTGGGTCAAGATATCGACTTACCAGTAGGTCATGAAGAGATTGATAAAGAGTGGAACAAGTGGAAACCATCCACTTCGGGTGGGAAGAGTTTCAAGGAGACTATTGATATGATCGAAACTCGTGTCAGACGCCTAAGTCAATAATGCGTTTTATGAAACATCTAAAAAAGGTTGCCACAATCAAAAACAATGCTGGCAATCATATGGTCCGAATTGGACGCCCTATTACCAAAAACAACAGAAGAAAAGCTAGTGAATACAAATATATGCAAAGAATGTTCAGGAGTAAAAGTTTTCTCCCCAGAAGGATTACCAACGTGTTCGGAATGTGGTCTCATTGAAGATCGATTTATTGATGATACTGCAGAATGGACGAGTGGTGTCACGGATGGTGGGAAGGTGAATGATCCATCTCGGTGTGGAAACCCAAATTCTAACCCAGAGTTGTTTTCTCAACACTGGGGTAAAGGGACAATTATATCAACGCAACATTCATCCACGTACGAGAATAAACGTATGGCTAAAATAAATTTTCATATGTCTATGAATCATAAAGATAGATCACTATTCCACGCATACAAGGATATTGATGAAGCATGCTACACTCTACCGGAGACTGTACTGAAAGATGCAAAGATATTGTATCGAAAATTCAATAATGAAAAATTAACGCGAGG